CCAAGGCAGTAAAGATAAGGCTAAAGAAATACAAGGAATGGTGAGAAATGATAAGTAATTGGGATAAGTCGTTTGATATGGTCATAGCCCATGAAGGTGGATTTACTAATGATGAAAGAGATCCTGGCAATAAGTTATCAGATGGGCGCAAAGGTTCTACCATGTGGGGATGTACTCAAGCAAATTGGGAAAAATACATAGGCCATCAAGTTACTCAAGATGACATGAAAGCATTAAAGAAGGAAGATGTTAAACCTTTGTACAAAAGAGATTATTGGGATGCAGTTAGGGGTGATGATTTACCTGCTGGGGTTGATTACGCAGTTTTCGATTTTGCAATTAATGCCGGTGGGTCGGCAGCTCGAAAAATGATCCAAAAAGCATTAGGTGTAACTGCTGATGGTTCTATTGGCCCAGCAACCATGAAAGCGATTCAAGAGGCTGATGGTAAAGAATTACTTGAGAAGTTCAGTCATAGCAAAGAAGCCTTTTACAAGTCTCTACCAACATTCTCAACATACGGTAAAGGATGGTTGAAGCGAGTTGCTGATGTACAAACATCTGCCTCAACCATGATTGGTTAATTACCAGAACCAGTTTTTAAATAACATCCACCAAGAAACCTCTTTTTTAAGGAGTGCTTCTTGAAGGTTTAGCATATCTCGATCATTCTCAAAATATGCTCGTGGTTGGCAATTAATCCCTATCTGTAAACCTGTTTTAGTTGTGTATGGAGTCATGGCTTTTTCACCAATCTATACATTTTAAACTTGCGACTTTCGTGCCATCTATCCTCGATAACATAACCCTTGGCTCTTAGTTCACCGACTCTGGTGCTTAACTTCATAGTACCAGCTTTATGTAACGCATCGAGAGGGCTAATCCATTTGGATAATGCAATAACAATCAATTCGTATTGGCTCATTATATCTCCTTAAAATGGGACATCTTCAGGTATATCAGCTAAAGTCTTAGGGAAAGCATCTTTAGGCTCAGGATCGTTCAAATAAGCGATTAAACAACCATCTTTTAAACTAAATAATGGGATAGTCTCTAGCTTTAGCATGAGGCCATTCTTAGTTTCTAGGATGATTCCTATACTCTGATACTTCTTCTTTGCCTTTCCATCTTTATCTTGATACTCACTAACTGCTGCCTTAACATAATATTTGATTCCCATATTATTCACCTTTCATTAGACTTGCTTCTACTTCCACTTCATTCAAGAACTTCAAAACTTCTTCTTCCATTTTTTTTATAAATTCTTCTTCTCGCAAAACTTCTTCAATGTACAACTGTGATCTAGGAGGCATACGCGGATCATATGAAACGAACCAGACAGACTTAGAACCTGTACAACTCATCTGTGCTTGTATTTGGGTATAGTATTTAGATGGGCAACCATCCTTGAAATATGACCAATGTACTGCTGATTGATATGGGCATTTTAATTCGAGTAAAGAATCACCAACAATGCCATCAGGACTGCAACCGAAGTCTTTAATCGTAGGATGATCGACAAATGCTACTTGATCTACAAAGACTTGGTGAGCAACCTCGAACGCAACCCTTGCCGTAGCCTCATTTGCTGAACCCCAAGCCATAGCATCGTTCATAAAAGAAGGCTCTATAACCCCTGTAACCCTTTGTAACGCTAATTCGATCATATAATTAGCACGGGATGCTGATACACCTGTTTTAGTTTTAGCTAATACATCTGCAACACGACTAGCTGTCACCTTGCCTCTACGAATTTCTAACCAAGCATCTGTCCCTTGTTCTACTTCTCGATAAATCATTGATTCAGTCATTTTTAAGCTACTTTCTTTTTAAGTTCGTCTACAAGTTCATTTAGATCAGGAGTAATACGATTAATACTTTTAATATATAAGTAACTAGAGCATAGACAATGGCCTCTAGTCTCATACATTGAGCCAGTAATAATATCCATGAACCTTGGATGATCCTCATGTCTAGTCAGAATAAAATACCGATTGCCGATATTTGTTTCACCTAGATACAGTTTTTTACCAGTTAGCCAATACTTCATTAAGGCTCTTTTAGGCTGATGTAGTGGGTAACATTGCGAAGATGATACAAATGTTTCGTTCATTTCTCTCTCGCTTTCTTTAGTATTGCTTTAGCAAATGTATAAATATCACAACCCTTGGGTGCTAAATGTTCTTTACAAATGGTTGCAATTTCCTCATCAGTTAATTCCAACATTGAATCAGATGGAAATCCTTTATATAAGACGCCATTTGTAGATATATAAGCTACTGGTTTCATCTGTCGCTCCTCTCTTGTTTGGCTGCTAAACACATTTCAGCAAATTTCTTAGGTACATCTGGATGCCAACCACCTATAAGATTTGCACAGTTAAACTTAAATACTTCTTCTTTTCTGCTAAGTTCAGTCATATAAATAATGAAGCCACAGAATACAATCCACATTGCCAGTACAAATAAGAAACTTTTACTCATAAAATATCTTCCTTTTTATATTTTTGTTTAATAATAAAAGCCAGTTTTCTAAGTGCTTTGCGTTCAATTACTTCAATTTCTCGTCTTGGAAGTTCAAGAATGTAGGCAACTTCCTCTTGAGTAAAGTAATTATTAGTTCGTGGTTCTCGAGAATTTTTCATCTATTTTCTTTAGTAAGGATTCAAGACGATGATTCCAAAGTTTAGAATCGACATTTTCAGGCCATGTAACTAAGTACTCTTTAATAGTTTCAGTAACCAAGATATAATCTACCTCTTTTTGCTTACTTAATAAAGAGTCTATTTGCTCATTAAATGTCATATTAGTTCTGCCTTTCTTTTATCTTTGGCTTTACTGATACGATCTATTGCAGCTTTATCCTTACTCAACTCTTTATAGGCTTGTCCGTATGCACCTTTCAAGGTATCAATGTCCAGGCACTCTCCAATCATATCTACCCAGTTAGTGCAGAGATCAGTTAGATCAGGAGTCTCCTCATCAATGGCATCACTTGGAAGATCAGAACCAGCATAGACATACAATCCAATACCAAAACAGGCTATATTCTTTGCCAAACACCTCATCTGCGAATCACTAATCTTTCGTGCATCTGGTGACTTAACTGCATTATTTCGGTTATCCATTACAGGTAATTGCATTTCTAAGGTTTTGCCAAAGGCAGTAACCTCAGTCTTTACCATCATGGTATCGTTGTAGACTACAGGCTCTAGGAACTTCCAAGTAGCTGTAGAATCGTTTTGTAAAAGAATGTCAAGCCCATAAGTCCAACTTAAATATGTGAGTTGTCCCTTGCGTTCTGTAAATTCATTTACATTAATAAGTCGTAATTCGTTAAAAGTTTTCATGCTAATTCTCCATTGTTAAATTCTTTCTCAGCTTGTTTTGTAGCTAATAAGTATGCAAAGTCGTAGGCTTTTAAATACATAAAATTACCGAGGCCAAGCATATCGTTTTCGTTTACAAATTCAACAGTTTTATCATGGTCAGCCATTGTAAATTCATAAACAGCTTCCATAATCATTGCTGCTGGATTATAAGTAGTCTTGATAAGTTGGTTGATACGATCATCAATAATTGTTTGATCATCATTGTTTGATGGGTCATAGCAAAGCCAGGAGTCAAAGTTTTTCATTATTTAACTCCTTGCAGTAACCAGATTGTTAGTGCTGGGCCAAACATAACTGCAAATCCTACTAGTGCTTCTATAAATGTTTTCATTTGCTTATCCTTTTCGTTTAAATTAAGAATCAATTTCAAAATCAAAAGGTGCAAATTCTTCTTCTTTGTAAATTTTGTCAGCTATAACTTGTGCATCTTGTTGCGTTGCATAATTTTTTTTGCTAAAAGATACACAGCCGTTTTCTGTTTGAACTCCTACTTTCCAAACATTTCCACATTTTTCTGCTGTTACCATCCATTCATAAGTTTTCATCTTCATTTCCCTTTCGTTTCATTTAAATTTACTGCATGACTCAAATATAAACACCTTAATATCACTTGTCAACACATTTATTAAAATATTTTATAGGGGATTTCCCTAATACAAAGTGTTACAATATGTGATAGTATCATAACAGAAAAGGAGAATTAAATGGATATTTTTACTGAATTAAGACATGAATTTGGATCACTATACCGACTTGCAATGCTTTTAGGTATTAGAGAAACAGCAATTTATCAATGGAAAGCAAGGTGCAAAGGTATTCCTTTAAAACATTTGCGAAAAATTGTAGCTTTATCAGAGGGAAGATTGACCAGGGAAATGCTTAGACCTGATATTTTTGGGGAGTGATATGCACTATTACAAATTTAATATTGCAGACTGGCACTTAGCTACAAGCCATTTATCGTTACAAGAAGAAGCTGTTTATTTTAAGTTAATTAACTTTTATTACGATACTGAATTGCCTATCCCAGTAGAAACCGAAACGGTTATTAGACGGTTAAGACTGAAAGGCAATGCTGGAATTGTTAAGAATGTTTTGCATGAGTTTTTTGTTTTAGAAGATGACGGATGGCATCACCAACGCTGTGATCTTGAAATTGCAAAATATCATAGCAAGGCTGAAGTAAACAGAGAAGTAGGTAAATTAGGTGGTAGACCTAAGAAAATCAATGATGTAGATAACCCAACAATAACCCAGATGGTTTCTGAAAATAACCCACAAATAACCTTAACCACTAACCAAGAACCACTAACCAAGAACCAAGAACCACTAACCAATAGAAAGACTATATTGGTGGAATCTAAGATTCCTCCATGTCCTCATTCTGAGATTATTAATATTTATCATGAAGTATTACCAGAACTACCAAGAGTTGTATCTTGGAATAAAACACGAGAAGGTTATCTAAAACAAAGATGGAGACAAATGTTTGTAGAGTTTGAATGTAAAGATACTGAAGATGGACTAGATTGGTTTAGAAACGATTTTTTTGTATTTGTAAAAGGTTCTAAATTTCTAACAGGTAAAGTCGTATCTAAAGACAGAAAGCCTTTCCTTGCTGATCTTGAATGGATGATTAAGCCTACAAACTTCACCAAAATAATAGAGAGAAAATATGAGAATTAAACTTGATAAACCAGTTTTGCAAGAGAAAAAGAGTTATTTCTGCAACGCTTATGGTTGTAAGCTACAAGCAAGTATGGGACTAGGAACGGATGGAACTGGTGCGTTCTACTGTAGATTCCATTACGGATCAAAGCCAAATAAGAATGATTACATTACTTTACAGATTGATAAAAATAAAGACTTGGTGAACTTCTTGGATATGTCTTTAAGACCAGAACTGTTCTTTGAGGGTTCATTTGACGATAAAGCAAACTTAACTTTAAAAACTGGTTTGAAGGGTTTAGAACTAGAACATCTATGGGATGCGACAAATTATAAGATAAGTAAGAACATTTTAGGTGAGTTGAACTCTAGGCTAAAAGTAGACACAGAGAAAGTATTTGCTAAGTCAGAAGTCAAAGATCAGTTTAAAACTATGTTAGAAATGTTAAAAAAGGGGAAGCATGAATGAGTTGGCTCTTTTCGCAGGAGCTGGTGGGGGCATACTTGGGGGACATCTGCTCGGATGGCGAACAGTCTGTGCAGTCGAATGGGAAGCCTACCCAGCAAGCGTACTTGCAGCCCGACAAAATGACGGACTTCTCCCGCCTTTCCCGATTTGGGATGATGTACAAACCTTTGACGGAAAACCTTGGAGAGGAATTGTTGATGTTGTATCTGGAGGATTTCCATGCCAGGACATTTCAGTCGCAGGGGGGGGGGATGGACTTGATGGAGAAAGAAGTGGAATGTGGAAAGAGATGGCAAGGATTATTGGCGAGGTACGACCACAATACACATTCATTGAGAACAGTCCAATGCTCACTATTCGAGGACTTGAATCAGTCCTTGCAGATTTGGCCAAGATGGGGTTCGATGCGGAATGGGGAGTGTTGGGAGCAGCCGATGTTGGTGCAT